TAGAACCTGATCCTGTCTGCGACGTATGGGTATTACGATCAGTTGTTATAATAGTTCCTCTACTTCCATATCGTTTTGGCATACTATCTCCTTTTCCTATATTGTTCGTGTAATTTCCTTAACCGATCTAAATGATCCTGCTGTTCTTTAGTCATAAGTTTAAGGATTCTTAAATCTATCTCGTGGATCTCTCCTACCTACACTAATCCTTAAATCCGTGAGAGTTGATTCTACATCCTTCATTTGTCCTTCAAAGTTTTCTTCTGCCATGTGAAGATGATTAATGTGTATTTTGTTATCACGAGCTATTTGTCGCAAATAACCAGCCAACAATTCCCATCAATCCAGCAACAACAAGTGGCGTGAAGGTTTTGACAAGAGTATGCTCCGCCATTGCTTGCATGGCGTTATTACCATTTCCATTAGCCATTAGAAGTTAGAGCTTAGAGTTTTATTTTTCTTACGTTTAGCACGTTCAAAGTCTTCAATAGTTAAACTTTTCTTTGGTTTATCTGGATCTTTCATCTCTTCCTCCCATCGCTTAACTCTCTCAAAATCAGCCTTATCCGGTTTGAAAAAGTCTTTAAATTTCTTTAATAAATTAGTCATCCTAATTCTTACCTTTTTTTAATTTATATTTTGCCTTACTTGATTCCATCTCTTCTTCATGTTCATGATCTTTCTTCTCACGAAACCAATAGTCAGTAGACTTTGCAAGAACTGCAACGTATGCTCCCATGAGGATATTAATGAGGTCACGGCTCGTTTCCTTAACATCCGAATAGAACAATAAATAGAGTAAAACCAAGAACGTAAATGCGTTGGCAATTGAAATTGTGAATCTTGCCCAAAAGTTGAGAAGTTTCCTATTTTCAAGCGGACTCCCTGCTCCACCAAATAGTGAATGGTTTACTCTCTTCATTCATTAATAATTATGGTGTATCTGTTGTAATACAATTACCCTTATATTCAGTAATGCGGTACTCTTCAGTAGACTGTTGATAAGTAAAAGGGCCCCCAAATTCGTTCCCTGCGGGTGTCGCCATTTGCCGAACTAATTTCACATCTGCTGTTCCTCCTCCTGTGGCATTTCCCGGTAAAGCCCATATACCTATATATGTGTTTGCGCTACTTCCTGCTACCCATGATGCCATAAGATTTACTCTTCCAGCCCAAAAACCTGTAGAACCAGTTGCGGAGTCTGCATCTCTTGTTCCAAAAACGGCCCCTGTCAACCAAATAGCTGGTGTAGACACACTAGCAGAGCCAACATAACTTGTACTTTTACCTAACCATATATTAGCAATATATTCTGCGGGGGTTCCTGTTTCATTTTCTATGGTATAAAATCCTGTATATTCAATAGTATAAGTGTTCCCACTTACTTGATTAATTGTTTGAGTTTCCGAAATTACTTGCCATTGCTTGTTTTCGTGATCTTGAATACCATTCTCATACTTATGAATACATTTTGTAGAAAGCTGTTGCCCTACGTTTAATCCACCACCTCCTATTAAATTTCCACTAGCAGTAGAACCATCGTGTAAACGCAATTCGCCTAGATCGGTGTCGACAGAAAGTTCCCCATCTAATCCTGTAAAAGAAGCGTGTTCCACAGTAGTACCACGCCGTATTTGTAATTGTTTAGCCATGTTAATCCCTTTCTGAAATTTCCGAAATTTGTGATTCCCTAATTAAATCCCACACAGTGCCACCCGCACACAGACCGCAACCTCCCCAACATTCACCACCACACTCCAAACCACCGCATAATCCTCCAGACTTTCCGCCATCTTTAGTTTTGATAACTGCATCCCTTCGCATTTCTTGGCCGCTGTATCCTTTTGTTTGTAATTGTGAAACAGACATAATAATTACCACTTTCCTATTGGGCAAGTAACTTGCTTAATTTTTGCTTTTAAAATCATAAAACATCCACACTTTTTACACGTTGAAGTTGCTTTAATAAAAGCAGGGCATTCGTTGCAGATTGCTAATCTGCTTTTTATCTCATCCTCTGAGCTAAAATTCTTTGAAGCAAATTCTTTTCCCTTCTTCTTTAACCCTTCAAGGATTGCCCCCATGCCACCTTTCCCATTCAAAATCACCACCACCGTGATACTTATGTCCTTGCTGTTCCACTTTATTCACACAACGTAGACAGGCTAAAGTATTTGCACAAGGTGATGTAAAAGTTAATGGCCGCCCCAAAGCGCAACCTCCTAGAAGTTCCGTATTCTCAGGGACATAAACAGATTCAGAATGTTTCATTCACCCGGTAATACAACATTGGTAATTTTATCATCCGCATCAAAAGTTACTTTATCGAATGGGATAAGCATTAGAATAAACCTTTCATCTGGATCAGTTAAAACTTCCGCAACACCATTAAATTCATCGGTATCTTTTTCAACAAGTTCCCAAGTTCCATTATCGTAAACGTATGTGGTTGTGGGACATACTTCTCCATCATTTTTGCACATGACCCCATCTTTTGGAGTACCATGTTCTACTATATAAATTGACATAATTACCTTACGTTATTGAACCACCTATTGTTCCATTATTAACAATAGTAACACTTGCATGAGAACCGCCTATTATTGCATCTCCTCCAATTTCCCCTAATCCTGTACCAACTGTATTCCCTGTTACTCCCCAATCGACTCCAGTACCTCCTGTGCTTCCTGTTCCACCAGTATTACCATTTGAACCAGCAACTCCGTATGTCCCATTATTGCCCGAACTACCAGTATTACCTTGACAGTTACAAGGGCCACAACCTCCACATCCACCCCATGAACCGGGGTTGCCACTCGATCCCGCATTTGGATACATATTTACATCCCATCCCGGCCCTCCGGGGGTTGTTTGCGCTGTGCCTCCTGCACTCCCTGCACTCCCTGAACCACCACTTCCTACAGAAGTATTTAAACAATGTGCAATTGAGGTAGTACAATTATCTTGCCAACCTTTTGAGTTTCCTGCCGCACCACCATCTCCTCCTGTTCCTCCTGTCGCTCCGGTTCCACCATATCCTCTGCTTCCCCCTGAACCACCGTTACCTCCTCCACAACTTCCAGTACATTGATTTGCACAAACACAACCCCACCAGAAACACGAATTATTTGATCCAGTACAAGAATTAGAAGACCCAGCCGTACCACTATTCCCATTATTACCTGCGGCTCCTCCGTTACCGCCTGTACCGCCTGTTCCTCCTATTCCACCACCGGAACCACCACCGCCACCTACTATGTATCCTCCAGAGTCAACCGTGATATATACTTCGCCAGCGGTATAGTTCATGTTCATAGCATGACCACCTTTATGCCCATCTCTGTGATCTTCATCTGCCGCTCCAGCACTTCCACCACTTCCAGCACCTCCTGCCGCTCCATCAGACCCATGTCCATACTGTCCTCCAGCACCACCTGTACCACCTGAACCACCTGACCCGGGTACTCCGTTCATCCCAACAATGTAGGCATTATTTTTAACTATTACATTTATGATAGTATCAGCGGCCCATCCAGTTCCTAATTCTAATCCATATTTCGTTAGGTCTGCATCGCAGGGTGGAGAAGCGCAACCTGCCATCGTATCAGAATAAAGAGCCGTTGAAGTACTACCATCTCCTACGTAAGCAGTTAGTGTCCCAGCTTTACCTACATCCCAACCAGCCGCTACAGCATATGTTTGTAAGTTAGCATGTTGGTGATCCCCGGTATAAGACACTTCCATTTCCTGTTTTCCACCTAAAGCACTTATATGTCGTACTAGCATATTACGTTCTCATCCCAAGTTTTGAATGAATGATAAGGCCACATCCCATAGGGATGAGTCTCAAATTTATCACTATTTTTTAAATCTACTATGTCATTATACCTGACTGTATTCATAATATTGTAAAACTCAGTATTGGATTCATCCATACCAAACTCTGCCATTTCTTTAGCATGTTTCCAAAATTTAGTGTTATATACTGAACCTTTTATATAATGGTATAAAATAAATGTTGCACATTTGAATACAACTTTTCGGATAGCATCATTAACTTGTTTGTGAGTAGCTGTCCCATCTATTATCCAATCCCATGAATATCTTGCAAGAGTCTGATATATTGCAATTGAAGTTGCTTCCATTGGCTCTATAAAGGAGAATCTGTTGCCATTTAATATTATTGTTCTATTATCTTTCTCCCTTGCAAAATCTTTTGCTATATAAGCATGAGAATTTACTTCATTGGTTATAATACCATGTTTAAAATAATCACCAAAATACTTTGCAAAATTCTTTGTTGCCTTAGTTTTACTTGTAATATCTTTATTATATAAATACCCAAATGAGGTACTGTCTACATTAGGTGTTATAAATGTCCAACCATCAGGAGTAGCAACATGACGAGTCCAATATTGGTTAGGATCATGATCATTGCTTGTTGCAACTAAACAAGAATTTATTGGATTTAATATCTCCTCATAATCTTTGTTGTCTTTCCCTTTACCTCTACAATCAAATATTACGTTTGCATCAATAGTTTCAATATCCTTGATGTTTTTCTCTTTGACAGTTAAATATCCAGAAGTTAATACTGCTTTCTGAAATTCTGCTGTGTTTATGTGCAGTCCAACGTCAGTATAATTAAACGGATGGAAAAACTTTTTATTCTTTTTTCCCCAATTTTCATACAGTATCCCAAACTTTGGGACTGCTTTTATTTTATTTGAGTACCAGTTATATCCTAATGAATGCCAAAGTAAATGAGGTGCATCAATTAATGTAGCCTGACCTACAGGGACAGGGGATATATTGGGATCATATACTAATTCTACTTCTATGTTATGTAAGTCTTTAGTGTAATGAGTGTAATGTAAGGCTGTCAATATCCCTGCATTACCACCACCAACAACAACAATTTTCATTATCCTGTATAATTAAACCATCCTGTAATATAAAGTTTCCTTCCCTTTAATACTGGATTGCCACGATGTAGATGAGTAAAATATGAAGGCCACATAAGTGTCCTACCCATTACAGGCTCACATCTTACATTTTGGTGTAAAAACTCTGTTTCCCCACCCTTTTCTGGAACACTAATATAAGTCATATATGCTAATACTCTTTCTGTAGCATCAGGGAAAGAGTATTCCTTATGGAATACATGATACCCTTGACCTACATCAACATTATGTAACTTAAAAGACCATGAAGATACCTTGTCTGTAATGGAGTATCTTTCAACATATCGATTAACAACTTCACTTATTGCAACAACATATTCGTTACACCAAGTATCAGGCAAGGTATCTTGACTTAATTGACTAGGAACGTGTAAATATCTATCATCTCTTTCTGATCTTACTTTTGACTGCTTATGACCGAACTGTGAATGTACTTGGGTGGAGTGGGCAACATACCCCTCTTCCACCATTTTGTCAAAAAAGACTGTAACTTTATTACAGAAAACCTTATTGACCGTTCCATCAAATGTCCCTATAAATTGGTCATAACTTATATCCACACAATCACCTTTTAGCCATATTCCTGTCCAACAATTCCACCATACCAAGTAGTGCCATTGTCATAGGTTGTAAAAGAAAATATATCAATAGCATTTGCTGTTGTTGTAACATCCGGGCCTGCACCTCCTGCCCAATCTACATTAGTCCCATTCGATACAACTGTTGCCCATGTAATAGCTTTAGCTGAAGATGCATGTTGTTTTACTTTTACGATGAAATTAGATACATAACCACTTGTAGCATTAACATTATTAATAGTGAATGTAACTATATTTCCTGATGCACTATTTAAATCTGCTTCAAAGAAGTTACCAGTATCTAAATCTACAGTTATAGTAGTACCTGATGCAGAACCAGTTCCTAGAGCTTCAGTAATTCCCTCTGTAAAATGCATTGGAGAAGCCGCAACAGAAACACTATTGTATTCCCATGCACTTGTACCACCATTATAATGTTTTAATATATCATTGGTTTCGTCATACCATAAATCCCCTTCACTTGGAGAACCGGGAGCAGTAGCTTGTATCTTGTATTCGTTTGCATATCTATTAACATCAGCAATACTAGCCGCTACAGTTCCTATATCAGTAGCATCCCCGGCTACTGCCGTAACATCACCTGATATTCCTGCAACGCTAGTTACATTCCCACTTATCCCTGCAACCGTAGTTATATTACCAGCAATAGGAGCTACTGTTGCCATATTAGCTGGAATTGGGGCTGTCGCTACAGTAGTAATATTTGAAGCTACCGGGCCTAATGCACCAATATGATTAGTAGGACTTATTTGCCCAGCAACAAGATCAATATTAACTTCATTATCAGCAACATCACTAATAGCATTCCCGGTACTTGTGGTTACTGCGTCTGCTACACCACCTAAATCCTCCTTATATAATAATTCCCCTGCTACAATTACAACATCATCAATATTATCGCCTACCAATTTTAAGTTCCCGGTAGTAGCATGAGCATGATCATTAGTGCCAAGTAATGTAATCTCTGCATCTAAAGCATCTAAATTTAAAATCTCCGTATGATCGCCAGCTACAGTATTAATTTCTGTTGTATCTCCTGCAACAGTAGTAACATTACCTGATATTCCTGCTACTGTTGTTACATTGGCATGAATATCTGATAAGACCTTTAAATGACCTGTTGAAGCATGAGCCATAGCTGAAGTACCAAGTAACGCCATATCTGCAACACAATCGGTAGTACCCAACAATGCCATGTCAGCTACACAAGCAGTAGTTCCTAAATTCGTAAGTTCAGTTGATTTTGGCCCTAAATTCGTAAGTGCAGTATCTAATCCAGCTAGAGTAGAAACATTATTAGTGGGGGATATTTGCCCTGCTACAGTTGCTAAATTATTAGTGGGGCTTATTTGACCACCGACATGACCAATATTCGTAGCCTGTGGGCCTAAAGCGGAAATGTTATTAGTAGGGTTTATTTGTCCTGCAACATGATTAATGTTGGTTGTATTATTACCTACAACAGTTATATTATTACCTGTACCAGTTGTTGGTGCTACAGCTATACTACCTAAGTCTTCTTCATATGTTAAATCTGCTCCACATATAGCAACTTCTGAATCTATATCAGCTACTTTTTTAATATAACCAGTTGTTGCATTAGAAAAATCATCATGTCCTAATTTCTTTAAAAATGCATCTGCACCATCAGCATAATCTGCACTACCTAATCGACCAATTTCTGTAGATAATCCGTCTAATGTATTTATTTTTGCTATATCGGTTGCTACTGTATTTAAAGCCGTTGAATCGGTTGCAACTGTATTAATTAATAATGTATTATTAGTGCCGGGTGAACCACTTGTATTTGAAGTTCCATCTACACCAACAGCTAATTTATCTATGTTTCCTTGACTAGCAAGATCAGTGGTTATTTGTCTCCATTTAGGAGTAGTAGAAGAATCATAAATTCTTATATGATCATTAGTAGTATTGTAATACAATGCTCCATTTGCTAAAGCTGTACCATCGTTATTTAATGTTGGGCCAACATCAGTAGCATCATAAGTTCCATATACTCCATAGCCAGTAAAAGTTAAATCTTCTGTTCCTGCCGCATCCATATTATTTGAAACAACTACTGTGGTGCTTACTACTGAAAGAACATTAGAACCAGCAGTCATTCCTGTACCAGTAACTACTTGACCAACTTTTATATCTGTTGCACTTTGTACAGTAATTGTTGATGAATTCTTAGTCCAAGTACCTTCAGTAGTAGGATTATTACCTTGAGATGCTGTAGTTGCCATTGCTCCTAGATAGTTAGCATCAAAAGAATCCATATATGTTGATACTGCATTTGCAGATTCATTTGCCGCAGTTTCACTAGCCGCCGCCGCTACTTTTGAGGCTTCAGACAGTACTGCACTAGCCGCAGATGCATTAGAAAAAGTTTCAACATCATCTACATTAATACTTGTGACAGTTAATGCACCAGAACTATCGAATTTTAGGCTCTTTTCTGCTCTTTCAGTTGCAGTTTTAGTTAAAGTCAGATCAACTTCTTCTGCATCACCAGAAAATAAAGTATCTGCTACTTTTAAACTTCTTTGAGATTTATCATTTAACTGTTGACTTTGGTTAACAATTAAATCTAATTGGTTTTCTAATGATTCCGCATCTAATTGATCGTTATTAGCAAGATCAGAATCTTGTTTAAAAGGGACTTCTCTTATAAAAATAACATTACCTGTGCCGGTTCCCGGTACATTACCAACTGTAAATGTAATTGTTGCGAGTTTATTTAGAATTGAAACAGTGTAATGAGTAGTTATAGTTTTAACCACTCCACCTACATATACTTTAATATGTGATGCGTCCGTTACTGGAATATCTACTTGAGGCGACGTTTGTCGAAAAACAAAAACTGACTGGTTATTACCTCCATCAAATTCTGCTCTATTTATATCTGTTGAAATCACTTTAACCCCCCCAAATTGATGACGGTTTAATCAAATAATCGGCATTAGACCCTCTTGCACGAGCCTCTAAACGTTTTTTATATCCGGGCCTAAAAGTTTCCATTATATTATAATGTATAAAGTAATTAACAGCCGCCTCTGTATAAAACAGATTAGCAAAAGGAACTTGATGCCGCAAGTGATTATATACATCAACTGCATCTTTGTTCCCTTTAACTAACTCATGTCCTAAATCTGTCCACGAAGTAATTGTTTTATAAGCACTTCCTGCTATAGCCTCATCCATGTCATGTTTATAATTCCCAAATTGACCCCCTACAAAATCTGCTAAAAACCCCAAAAACCCACTTTGTTCTAGTGATCTTCTTAGGGTTTGTGGATCATCATATGCCATTGGTTCTTTTCCTGCAACCATATTCTTTAAACTAGCAGATACATATCCTAGTCCTATTGCTGGCATTATATGTGCTAATGATGGTGTTCCCATTTCATACATTCTAGGCATTAGACCTCTAATCATTTTAACTTGATGAGTCCGAAACTGGAAAAAAAGCCGTAATGTTGATTCTGGCAACGATCCTCTTGCATGTTCGCCAAACATCCATGCACGATCTGCCGCACCTGCTTCTGGCACTGCAAGTCTACTTTCCATTATATAATATCTATTAATAGATTGCTCTATTCTACGTACATCATCTCCCGATAATCCTGCTTTTGCGTATTCAGATTTTACTTTAAATGTTCCGTCATCTTGCTTTTCTGCAACAGTATCAAAGAAATGATCGGAAGTAAAAAATTTATTCTTTTTACTCCCACTTTTATTAAATTTTGTTTCATCAAATGCTCCTACTTTTCTTAATATATTCCAATCTTTTGCATTTAGATCGTATGCCTCTAATAGACTTTTCAATTTAGTAGGAAGTTTATCAAATGAATGCGCTAAATTATCTGCGAAATGCATCGACATCATCTTAGCGGCTCCTTCTCTTGCAGAATTAGTCCACCAGTTCAATAAATTATAATCGAACATTGCATCAGTCATCTTATTCATTGTACCCATTGCAGGGTTATTTATGTAATTTCTTGAATATGTTTCAAATATTCCTTCAACTCCAACATTTAATTGCCTTAAGAGTACATCTCTTTCGCCAGTGGATATGTTACGTGTTGCTTTTTTTAGTATATGATTTATTAGACCTAGATATGCTCTACCCGGTTTTACACCTTGATAATGAAGAATTACTGCACCTGTCCATAAATCATTAATTGATGATAATGTAGCTTTCCCTAGTTTTGTTATATATTCCCAAAACTGGAATCCTGTTACCATCTTTGCTAAAGTTGGATTACCAAGCTGATAAGAATCACCAGTTACTTGAGATAATGCCCCTCTTAACCTCCTATATTGACTGCCAGTAATTCGTTTTGTTTGATGTAACTCATGCATAGCTCTTTGTAATTCATCCGTAGGATTTACCTCTTTCCATTTTATATTTTCTAATGCATTTTCAGCTTCTAGTATTAGATTATTATCTCCTGTTAATTTAGCTTCAGCAAGGGCATCTTGATGTTTACTTAAATTTACCGGGTCAGGAACAATTTTCTTTCTGAAGCCGAATCCAAATGCTTCTCCAAATGAAATGTGATTATCTACCATTGTCATATTTTCAAATATTGCATGTGCTATATTTTCATGTCCATATGATTTATTATAATTAATAAAAGAATCTGCATCTTTAAATTTCAATGTTCTTTTTAAATGTAGAGTATCCAATAACAAACCTTTATTTGTAGATTTAGCTGTCATTGCAGTATATGCAGAACGCAAATACTTCTTCATATCAAATTTTTTCTCATCCCATGTTAATCTTTTACCTAAAATTGTTTGCCTAATTCTGTCCTTAGTACCATCATAATCTAGGGCTTTCATAACATCATTTACCCATACTTCTTTATCTACTTTAAGCATCCTAAATGCATCATGCCATTGTTTAGTAATATAGTCATCTCTCCATAATACTCCACCACCAAAACTATTAAGTTCACCTACTTGTCTTTTTTGATATTCTGTAATTGATTCTGCTAATTCAAAAGCTAATTTATTTTTAGTTTTTGGCTTGCCATCAAACATATCCATTTCTGTAACTAAATCATGAACAAAACCTTTATCATTTAACTTAGCTTTAATATCTCTATTAGGCATTCTAAGTTTTGCTGAAAAGAACCCTGCTCTCGCTTGCGCTCGCGCTAACGATCTGGATGTAATTCCAGATGTATCTCCTACTAAGAATTTAAATATAGCATTATATGGTTTTTTAATTTTGGTAGAAACATTCTTTAATTTGTCTAAAAACTGCCTTGTATTTTTTTCTGACAGATCATTATTAGCTTTACGGAATCTATTAAGTCTTATTTCTTCTATAAGTCTATTAGCAAGGTCGTCATCACCTGTTCCTGATTTCATTTGTTGTTGCATCCATTTTATTTCTTCTGGAGTAGCTTTCATTTCTTTTAGAATATCAACACAACTATTCATGACGCACACCTCCTATATGCTCCTATAAAAGTCTTTGCGCCACTTTTAGCATCTCCAAATTTTCCTTCTAAGTAACTTAATATTGGATGGGCTTGTTTCTTTATTTCTTCAATAGATATATTTTCCAAGTCTTCTGTCTCAGTCTTCATTTTTTGTTTTGCTTCTGCATCAGTTGTTCTAAATCTAGCATCAGTACCAGAACCATCTATTGCTACAAAACCTTGATCACCCCAAGTATCTAAAGAATCCGATAATGCTCTTGCTAACTGTTCTTTCTTAAAATTACGTCTAAAATTCATTGCCATAGGTAAAGTACCTAATACTCCCCCAAATAATCCTGCAATCATTACATCAAATACACCGCCCATATAATCTATATCTTCTTCGTTATCACTCTTTCCCATATGTTTTATAGTTTGATATGCCGATTCTGCAAAGATTCCTTCCATTGAATATTTGCCAACAGGCTTAAATGGCGCAAAAACACCTTTAAGTGTAGCTTTAACAGGATTTATGACTTTCGATAGTCTACTTACTTGTGCAATGCTTTTACTAGCTACAGTAGCCGATGCGCCTCCCATAACGCCCACCATTGAAATCTTACCTATATCAGCAGTATGTTTACCTATTCTTGCTAATTGATACGCTGTCCTGCCCCCTGCGGCTATTTTGGACACAGGGCCTACAAATGGAATATACGATAATGGATCAAATGCCGCCGCACCAAGTGCCGCACCGATATTATGTATAGCAAATGGGTCTGTATTCCCCATATTTAATTCAAATTTAACATCACGATCATATCTTTCTGATAAAATTCTTGCATCGGTATTTGTTAAATTTTCATGCCAATCAATCCCTTTACGAAAATAAACAGAATTTTCTTTATTCCACATCTCCATTGGTATAGTTTCATCACTACCATACGCACGATTAATAGCATCACTGGCATAAGATATGGTATCATTTGACATATGCATTTCCCAAGTTTGAGCCATCTGGTCAAATACACCGGGTTTATACGTACGTACAGCTTGCTCCATAAACTGCCTACTTGCATAACCTTCATTTCTATCCATTAGGAATGTTTCTTGTCGTCTCATTACTGATCTCTAAGAATTTGTTCTGCAGGACTTAAAATCCCCTGTCTTTCCCGACTATATTCTCCTCCTACTACTGTTGGCTTTGCTTTAAAAAGTAACCCTCTTGGTTTACCTCTTGATCTGCTTCTACCACCTAAACTACCTTGTTTACTATATGAACCAGCACCATGTCTAAAGGGTACTACATCAGGAGTAAATAAATCAATTAAACCATTGAAATGCAAATCAAAATACTTTTGTTCAAAAGCATATGTTTCTTGTAATCTTACTCTTTCCCATTCTTCAGCAAATTTTTCTTTAGATAAATGTTTATTCTTATCCCAAAATGGTTTAACAACTTGATACCATTCAAATTTGCCAATCTTCCAAGGCCACCATGAATGTACAGCAACTTCTTCTAAACCTCCCGGGATTTTATCTACAACTGCACTAGCCCCTTCATCTATCCACCTTTTGACATTGGTTTTTATATCTTCATCATTATCAATATCCATGAAGTTGCCTCTTTGATAGGCAGACAAGACTTTAAATTTTTCATCACCTTCATATTTAAGTATACTTAAAACATTTCTACCATCTTTAGCCTTATCTTTGTACATCCATCTTGCAACTGCGGTTCTTTTATCTCGGTCATGCATATCACCAGTCATTAAAACAACTTCCATTCCTTTACCATCTTGTGATGGTCTTGTTGCTGTCCATATGGAAGCATCTTCGTCATTTTCTAATAATTTTTTCTTAAGTTCAGCTAATTTAGTAAGTTGATGATGAGGTTCGCCGCCCATCTCTTTTTGTAAATTTTCATGCTCGGCTAGAATTTCAAATGTAAGATGCTTATTTTCTTTAATTGCTCTAATCATTGCATAGTTAGCATTTTCATACATATCATCTACTGTCATATTTCTAGCTTTTAAGTCACTTTTTTTAAATACCATATTAATATCTGCTCCACCATCATAAGTAACATATGGTTCATTTAATAGATCCGCAACACCTTGATATCCTAAATCATGAAAATGAGGATGGTTAGCTAGTGCTTCGATTAAATGACCGAAAGAATTCTTTCTAGGCCCTGATTCAAATTGTGAAGAAAAGCCACCTTCTCTTAAATTATCAAAAACAGCATTTCTTTCGTTTTCATCATGCTTATCACCCCATTGTAATGGTGCAGAATAATCAAATAATATATCAAATATTTTATTATTTAAAACGGATTTATTAGAACCTTGCAATTCTGGTGACAAATCTCTCCATGATGCTATTGCAGATAATCTTTTATCATCACTTCGATACATTTGCTGTTGCATCCAAAAACTCGTACGACCATCATCATTTGCATATTTATCAATATAATTCCAATGTGCCTGTACATCTGCCGCTGATTCAAATTTCCTCATTTTACCTTCTCCTTTGAAGTAGCATGATCTTGTTTCATCTCTATTAAAACTGAATCACTAGGGAAAAATCTGTTCATAGCATTTTGAAGAGATTCTCTGGCTAGATATATATAATGTACTACTTCTTTGTAATCATTCTCTTTACTTGGCTTATCTTTGCCAGATATATATTCTGTCCTATCTTCTCCTGTAGCTTTCCACCTCATATCCACTTTTCCCATTAAATCATCCGTCCAACCAACGTCTGGATCTACTTCAAGCCCCATATCTTTTAAATAAGTACCATTAGGGTCTTTATTTAACGATTCTATTCTAGGAATTAGTACACTATTTACATATTGATCTCCTATCACACGCATTGCTCTTGTCTTTTTACCACCTTCACCTATTTGTTTTTTTTGTATTTTTCGCCATCCATCTGTTAAACTTTTCATTGATTTCATTTTAAAGTCGTCAGTATTAAAATTTATAATTTCTTCAAAATCAAGCCTGTAATTTGCTATCATGGCATGTTGTTCAGGACTTAGTTGATACAATCTAAAGTTATCTTTTTCGCCTTTTGCTAATTGCATAGGATCTGGATTATGATAGGACTTTTCATTATCTAGATTTGTTTGTTTGACAAATAATTCGTTTTGATAATACCCGGCTATAGCGTTCAATAAGTTAGTTACTCCACCATCATCTAATCCTCCTTTAGGACTTCTTGTAGAAATTCCGGGAGTGAAACCTAATAAAAGAGTTCTCGCCTCAAATTCAGACATTTTACCCTGCTTGGCAAACTCTTCAATAGATTCCTTTTTTGGTATCCATATATCTTTTGTAGTATCTATTTCATAATATTGACTATATTGTTTAAATCGTTTTGCTATATCTTCTGAACGTGCAATATTAGCAAAATATTTACTATACCATTCTTTATACTCATTTTTTGTTTTTTCTGCTTCTGCTTTTAAATATTTATCGTAGGTTTTCTTTTGACCTTTAGCACCAAGTACTAAACCAATCATTGTTGATTTAACATGATCTGCATTTCTAAACCCTGAAGCCTTCCCTCCTAATCCATTATAAATGATTTCTGCATGACGATTCATTCTAAATTCTTGTTCTTTCTGAGTATATGTATGAGGCTCACCTTCACTAAAATCCTTACCTTCAGGATCAAATGCTTTGTAACTAAATAACCAGTTTTTAGAATTTTCTCCTTGAAAAAGTATTTGTTGCGAATTAATAAAATTATTCCTTTTTAGTGTTTCTGCTTCTGAATTTTCTTTTATTCGTGCATTAGTAACATAAGTAGCTAATTTATCATCATTATATACAATTGATTCATAACCATCTAAACCCGGATCTATTACAATCTTTCTATTCACAGCCAAATCAAATGCCTTTACCTCATCTAACCCTCTATAATGCTCAAATTGGATTGCCCCTAATTTCTGAGCATAATTATAAATACGCAAATTAGCTTTACCCGGAGACATCAAGCCACTATCAATTTTATGTTTTAATACTTTATCAATGTAATTATGCAATAAATTATTAGCGGCAAGTGTTTTTTGTTCGTCCAACCCTTTACCTTTTAAAAAATTAAATACCTTTCCCTTCGTGCTACCAGATCCAAATTTATCGTCACCTTTACTCCTGTCACCACTATCTTCTACTCTTTGTCCTTCTAATTCTTCTAATTGTTGAGACAAACCACTTAATGATCTAGTCTCCAATAATGACAACTGATTTTCGCTACGGTCAACTAACTCACCAAAATGTAATTTCAACGCATCTGCTTTAAATTTTTTATCAGCGATTTGAATAAATGGTGACATTTCTTCTATAGCTTTTTTGCTATATTTTTCAGAATTAGGTTTAAATACTTTTAAATCTTTATAACTACCATCAAGACCAGACTCAGTACCATATAAATTTTGAAATGCCGTTAGCTGTTCTGAAGTTTGTCCATTAAGTCCAATACCTAATTCCTTAGTTGCATCAATATAATGGGTTTGCATATCAGCAGATATATTCACTTTCTCTTCTTCTCTTGCTAAGTTACGCATTTTATTGCCAACGGTAACTAAAGTTTCCATACTTCTAGAAATACTATCAAACATTTTTTGGTCTGACTCATGGGAACCACCACCTGTGTTACGAACAACCGGTTCACTAATCTTCAAACCTCTACTTTGATAACGTCTTAATTGGGGTTTGTTCCCAGATGTATCTTGTATCTCAGCCATTATTTATCCTAATGTGAATTTACCAGCTTTAACTTGATCCCATGAAGCCCAAGGTTTATTCCAGAATGCGGTATCTGTTCCACCTATACCTCCTGAAGCCTGAATACCTGCACTCGTAGTATATCCAGATGCCGCCGCTCCGAGAATACCTGCTACCATCTTGCGTTGGTTAGCTTTATGAATATTACTTGCTTGTTTATTTAAGAAGTTTTGATTTGTTTGTGCAGTTATTAAATCTTCTTTATTTTGTCTATTAGTATCTCTAGTAATACCTTCAATATTCTTTTCTGTATTATCATTAATAGATTGTACCACCGCATCTAATTGAGTCTCTTTTGATCTCATTATATCTTTAACCGTACCACTAACAACTGCTCCACTACCTGCTCCCTCTGTTTGTGTATTTTGAATATCTTTATTAGATGCAACATACGCATTAATAACTGCATCCCCCCCGGTTTCTTTGATGTCTTCAGTAGCTAAATATGAAGTCAAATTCCGATCTGCTATTCTTCTATAAGCTGTAAGCATAGACTGATGCCCTTGTTGCTTCAGCATATGTGCTTGTGATTTCCCTGATTGAATTGAACTATACGTCCCATAAAGAGACGATCCAACTGTTACACCAGTAGCCAACCAACTCATATCTTTACCTCTAATTCATCAAATGATTTTGCAATAATTTCATCTTCAATTTTATTTAAATCTGTTTCAAACGTCCTGTGTACAGTTACCACAATAGCATTAGTATGAGTATATAACATTCTCTTAGTACCGGCTGGCGTAACAGTATAATATGGAGCTTGTAGTAATTTCTCGCCATCCTCTGATAATACTGAGATTTTACCTTTAATTAAGAAAAATGGATGAGCTATTTTATGTATCTTGCTAATAACTATTTCACCTCTAGGCATAAATATTTCCCGGATATACAATCCATCTGCATATGTATGCTTAACAGGATTAACAGCATTAGCTTCTTCTCCCTCTACACTATCTTCACGACTAATAATTTCTTCTTGTATATTAGTAACATAGTCTCTATATTCTTGTTTTGTTAGAACCGAAGGATATGACTCAACTGCATTGTTTAAATAAGTAGTATCTATTCTTCTAGCTACGGAGTTCATTAACTACCTCCTGTCTCTGTCTCTAAGACAATGGAGTTAATCTGCATTGGAAATGGGCCATTAGAAACAATTTTTATATCGAAATCTTCCCATGCCAAACCTGATAGCGAGAGTTTACGTTTACCGGAAAATAAAGGAATCTGTTGACCCATTAAATCTCCAGAAGTTCTAAATAAGATTTCTTCATTTTCATCTCCATATTCTACTTTAATACCTAAAGATTCTTCAATCAGAAGAGATATATTCTTAACTTGTTTAGAATAAGAATATTGATTTTCTGGTGCAGTAGGTTCTAATGTTTCTAATTCTCCATTATAAGCTAGTCCTACTACAACATCTGATCCAGCAGTATTATCTAAAGTAATTGCTCCTGATGATACTGTTTTATTATTATGTTGCATACCATCATAATATATTGATACAGATTCCCCTTCTAAATGATCTAACCCACTAACTACACCTCCACTCTGTGTAGTAGTTATTGCGGAATCTAAGAATACTAATTCGTTGCGTGTTAATGCTCCTTCCGTAGGGAATCTTGCTAATGTTTCCATGTGATATTTTAATACACCACCTATTTTCCTTTCAACTTTCATCCATACTTGATCATGTGAACTTGTTGCTATCATTTCAATATCAGTAACTTTAGCTTCAGTTCCAGATATGACATGTTCCGACCATGCTTGAAATGCAGTCTGTCTATCATAACTTAAAGACAATAACCTGCCATCATTCATCATCAACCAGATAACATTATTAGGTCTTTCCTGCCATACCATCTTTTTTATTTCAGATGATTTAATTATATCATAACCTTTAATTGATATTTTACTATTAAACCATTGACCTTCTGCACCTTCAAATAATAACTGTTGTACATCTTTACCTCCAATTTGTGCATACATTAGAGCATTGGAAACAACAACAGGGGGTGTATCTGTAGCAGAAAAAGAGGATTCTCTATTAATAGTAAATCTAAATGGTGTTACAACTAAATTAGTTTCTGAACCATAAAGCATGTATACACCAGCAGACGTACCCATAGTCATCTTCTTTGATTCTGCAATCCATTTTATTTGGTCTAAAGTGTCAGAATCTAATGTAAATGTTAATGCGCTTGATGCCGTAATTACTTCAATTGCCTCTCCCATTATAATAGAAGATGGAGAATCTTGTGCTGGAAGTTGACTAGGTGCAAATGAATAGAAGTTATTTGTCTCTGATAGCCATACAGTAGAAGGTTGCAACTTTGTTGCGGCAAATACCATTCTCTGTTGATATATCTGAGATACTGTTGGATATCCCTCACCAATACTAAATGCTCCTACTCTAAAATCTGTTGTGCCAGCTTCTTTATTAGTTGTTGGATGTGGGGGGCCAAAAACTCCAGTCGCGGTATCTTTACCACGAATATTACACATTTCCGTTTTTAAGGTCACATTAATCGTATGATTAGATGCATGTACAGAATTAATTATACCCCAACACCATCTTATCCCCCCTATTCTATTTAATGGCCTAGCTAATGGATTTATCCTTATTAACCTACCAGCATCTTCTTGGGTTGGAGTTGTATCAAATAAATCATTATTTGCAACACTATTTTTATATACAGTTAGATCAATAGTGGTTGCCGCTTCATCAACGTATCTATGTACATTTACTTTCGCATCAGCAGTAGTAGTAGATGTCCATAATTCAAATTCTACAGCAGAACCCCCATCAGTATCAGAAACTTGAAAAGATGTCGATGTCGTTGAAATAACGTAAAAATCCGCATCTACATGTTTTTGAGCCGCACTCGTAGTAGGACTTGTATTATCTCTTGTTAAATTACCCCAACCTCCTGAACTATTTGTAGTACCAGAAGGAGTTGTTTGACCATCATCATCTAATCTGACTTTCATACCAACTTGAAGACCATGATTCGCAAGTACAACATGATTAGTTACAGTATTAAATTCTACACCAGCTATTGGAGCTGTGTTTGAAGGTTCAGCTTTATATAACGCATATCTTTGTGTAGCATCTGATTCAGAGTAGACATTAATTTCATTATATGGCCCATCACTAAATACAACTTCATATGTAGACCAGATACTACTATCTTTTGCTACGCCACTTCCAGTTGCCGTTTCATCAATAACTCGCTTTATTATTTGTGGCGGTTTAGTTGGACAACATACAAATAAATAATCCCCACTTTGGGTAAACTTTAGTAAAGGTAATTCCGCTTGAGTCCAAGTTGGAGTTAGTATTTCATATGTTTGAGGAGGAACTTGTTTATCTACTAATAGTTGATCCTGCGACCAGACTCTTAAATAACCTCCAGTAGTTAAAGTAAGATGTGTTTGTCCTACTTCTAGGATGTATGTATTATCTTTGTCTTTAAAGAATGGAATGAAGATTGAGGAAGGATCTTTTAAATCACCTATATAATTTGTACCCGGACGCTTCACCACAGGCCCGGAGAGAACAGGAATCATGTTCTTAGCTCCCTTTAGACCATATTTGTAAAACTCTTCACTAGAACGCCCCTGAAGGCTTTTTGCTAATACACCTTCAGAAAATCTAGGTTGAACAAATTCATATTTCATAAATGATAACCAGTATTATGATCCAATACTATAATCATATTGATTCGCTTCGTAACCTTGTGATGGGGTATTAAAGGTTCTATGCGGTACAGAGTGTCTACCTTTCTTTGCATCAAGAAAAGAAGATCGTTCCCGATGTTCTGGTGTTTTATCGTGGGAATTAGCGGCTCTAGCTTCTTGTAAAGAAATGACATATCTTTGCATCATTTCTTGTTTTAATCCTTGTTTACTTGTTAGTGTTTCACAAATTTCTAGTGCTAACTTCATAGCAATAGCTTCTGCAAGCAAAGAATCTAAATTATTTATATCAGTTGGATTACCTACATATAATACATTAAGAGTCTTTTCATTAGATAATATATTCTTTTTTTCAACTTGGTATCTTGATACAGGATCTACTTCAACAACTTTTATACATCCAACAGGTAATTGGAATATATAGTTCCACCCAAATACAGGCTCTCCAACATTCGTTAAGGTAGCTCTTTCTAATGCACTATTCCATGTATGCATTCTTAATACTGTTGTAATAACATCATTAAGTCGTGCATTACATGCTCTAGCCCTAGAATTATTGTCAGTTAAACTTTGAATCCTTGCTTCCCCTAGAGAACCTAAGGCAAGGTTAGCTATACCAGTTTTATCCATAGTTATTTCGAAGAAATGGGGGCTAGTTTCCCAACCCCCGATTGATATTAATCAACAGTATAATAAATACGAACTTCTACAAATGCCGTAGTAGTTGTGGCTGTTGCAATACTTATTGTCGCAATTACTGTCGTTTCTGTAGTAATTGTAACAGGTGCAAGTGTTACATTAGACACTCCTTCTCTCATATGTCGAGTACCAACCGCACTAGAAGCATCTGCACCTAAAAATGCAGTTGCATCACCAGTAATCCCTAGAGACAACTTACTAGTTGCCGCTAACGTGGCAGATTGGTGTAAAGATGCATCCCATACTTTTGCTCCGGGAGGCAGTTTACCAAAGGAAATCGTATCAGAAGTAGTATGGACTAAATTTGTCCCTACTAAGTCTGCAAACGAGAATTTATCATACAAAACACGCATCCGTCCACCCTGATCGGCGACGTCAGTCAGCCTTGCAGGAACAGATACATGTCGTTTCTTGTGATTTGCAGCATTTTGATTTGCCATATTTGTCCTTTCAGATTATGTGTTAAGTAGGTTATGCAGGTTGAAAACATTCGATCTGCAGTACCATCTCTTCCCAAATCCTAGTTGCACCAATATCCATCTCAAAATATGCATATGGAACAAAAGATTTGTCCGAACGTCTTTCTATTTCTGTAATTGGTTCTTCCCATGAACAGAAAGCCAATCCTTGCGGATGAAATGCAAGAACTGATTCAATTACATCGCCAGCTACAGTTACTTTAGGCATATTCTCATACCTAATAAACTGAAAACCAGCAAAGAAATTCGTTTGCCCTTCAACCAATGCTCTCAGATTGTTATAATCTGCGCTTTGGATTTGTTGTGAATGCAGTAATGCTTCTATCTGTCCAGCAGAACATACAATAAAATAAAGTGGGTTACCACCTTCATCATATTGATCTGCTTCATTTTCAGATAAAATTCTACGAGCATGTAACAACTTATCAATTGAAAGCGAAAAAGCATTAGTACCGCTATTTTGGACACCCATCATATTGGCATCATAAGAGCCACTACCAAACTGAAACGCTTTAGCAATGTGTTGTTTGGGGAAGTTAGTTGAATTCCAGACTATCTCGGTTGCACCGTCCATTGCACCACCATCTGATTCATATGCTGAACCAAAAGCGGCAGTAACAATTGTTTGATCCATCTTACGAGCCATTGCCATTGACGTAGCTTCTGCGTAAGGCTGAAACACATCATAGTTCATTCTACGAGTG